GGAGGACCAGGACTTGGCAAAACAACTCACGCAGTTGTAGCAGCCATGGAGTTTGTTAAGAATTTACCTGACGATGAAGACACTGCTAAAAAAATTCTTGAATACAAGTCAGGCTCAGATTACGGAATGTTATCTCGCCCTATTTATTACTTAACCTATCCTGAGTTTCTGTCTCGCAAAAAGGCTATGTTTGACGCAGATGCTGATGAAAAGCGTGAGATGAACCGTGAAATGGAGGGTTTTCACGGACGTGCAAAAGAAGATTGGTTAAATGTTCGTTTGTTAATCCTTGATGACTTAGGTAAAGAATACGGCTCTAACTATGACAACACTTCTTTTGATGAGATTTTACGCAGTCGGTATGACAGAGCATTGCCTACAATAGTAACTACCAACGAGATGCTGGAAAATTGGGGAGCCAAATACAGCAACGCGATGGCAAGTTTTGCTAACGAGGCATTCCAAAGAGTTCGCTTAGTTAACAAAGACTTAAGAAGGGCACGAGCATGAAGAAAGGCTCAAAGTTGGAGACTTGGAGAACGGTTCAGTTATTCCTCTCGACTACAGGGGTGTACGAGGTACAACTACGCCCTGGCGACACTACGGCGAGATGTAACTGCCCTTCTTACCGAGTTAGAAGCAAATGTAAACACACCGAATTTATTCAACAGCGCATGCTAGAAAACTCTGGGCAATACGCTATCTTAGTTCCTGAAGACGTGCCAGAAGAAGAGACTGCTAAAGCATCCGAGTCTGCAGAAGCATTTAGAACTTTCATCCTGAAATATGCGAGAGTAGAAGTGTTGTGAGAAATGGCGACATCTCTAATGAAACACCTTCGCGTTTAATTGTTCTTGCAGAAGTTGTTGCACAAACGGAAGAAGTAAAAGAAAAGAAACTTTTTAAATCTTCTACCTATCTTCGCATAAGCAATATAAATAAAGAAGCAGTTGCACAGTTATGGATTTTAACTAATAAGTATGGCTTGTCAGTAGAACTTGCAGGTATTGAGGAAAGTGGTTTAGACAAATCTGACTTAGACCACATTATGGAAATTCTTGACAGGAGAGGAGGTAACCCGTTTAATTTTGCACAGATTTACATGACGACACAGGAGTTAGTAGATGACTTGCCCTATCGCGTAAATCTAAAAGGTGTGATAGACATTCCCACTAGATTGGGAAGATATGGTTCTTGGGGTATTGAATTAAATCGTTTATGAGAGGAGAATGAATTCGTGGCAGCAGATAATGAACACAGACTAGTAAGTAAAGTAATTCGTGACCGCGACATTCTCCCAGTATTACAACGCGGAGTTACATTTGATTGGTTTTTAGATGACGACAATTCTCGCGTATGGAAATTTGTTGTAAAGCACTATGCAGAGTATTCAGAAGTTCCAACTGCTGTAACTGTTAAAGACCATTATCCAACATACAAAATTTTAGATGTTCAAGATTCACTTGAGTTTTTAGTTGACCAAGCCGTAACGTTTAGAAGAAAACTTCTTGTAAGACAGGGTTTAGAAAACTCTGTTCAAAAATTAACAGAGAATGACCACGAAGGTGCTTTGGTTGCTATGGAAGCAGCCATTACTCGTGTTAACTCACAGGGTGTTCAGGGAACTAACGAACTTGATTTAACAAAAGATGCGGAAGCAAGATTTGCTGAGTATCAAGCATTAGCAAACCAAACAATGCTGGGAATTCCAACAGGCTTCGACAAAATTGACGAGGCAACTGCTGGATTACAGGGTGGGCAGTTAGTGACAGTTATTGCTCCTCCTAAAACAGGTAAGTCACAAATAGCACTAGCAATAGCGATACACGTGCATCGTGACGGCAAAGTGCCAATGTTCCAGTCTTTTGAAATGACTAACAGAGAACAACAACAACGACACGACTCAATTCGTGCTCAAGTTTCTCATGGTCGTCTTCGTCGCGGAAAACTCTTTCAAGATGAAGAGACTCGTTATATTGATATGTTAAAAGGCATGGACGGAATGAAAGAATCGTTCCATCTTGTTGACGCTGTAAATGGGTTAACAGTTGCCTCTTTATCTGCCAAGATTTCAAAGTTACAGCCAGACATTGTGTTTGTTGATGGTGTTTATCTCATGATGGATGAAATGACTGGTGAGATGAATACGCCACAATCTATTACAAACGTAACGCGAGCATTGAAACGTCTTGCTCAACGTCACGACATTCCAGTAGTTGTAACTACTCAGACTTTGTTATGGAAGATGAAGGGCGGAAAGGTAACTGCAGACTCTATTGGTTACTCCTCATCATTCTTCCAAGACTCAGATGTCATCCTTGGTTTAGAACCCGTTCCAGATTACGACGATTTAAGAACTTTAAAGATTGTTGCAAGCCGTAACTGTGGTCCTAGTGAAACAAGTTTGACATGGAAGTGGGAGACAGGGTGTTTCCACGAAGAATCAAAAAACTCAACTTGTGCTGTTTGTAAGAGAGGCTTAGTAATATGACGGTTGTAGATGTTGTTAAAGTTTTGGATAAATTAGGTGTATTTATCATAAAAGAACGTGGCGATGAGATGCTTGCTCATTGTCCTGGTCATGAAACTCGGACTGGACAAAAAGATGTTAACCCTTCTTGGTACATCAACCAACGAACAGGTGCTCACATGTGTTTTTCTTGTGGATTCAAAGGAAACTTATTCTCTTTAGTTGGGGAAGTTCAAGGCTTCTACATTTCAGAGGACATTGATTACAGCGCAGTTAGTAAATGGATTGCACAGATTGAAAACATTACTCCACAAGAATTGGCTGCTCGTCTAAAAGAAGCACCGCAGTATGTAGCACCAAAACAAGAATTACCTATGGACGATTCACGATTGGCTTTATTTACAGAGCCTCCAGCATGGGCTTTAGAATCTAGAGGCTTAACAGCCGAAGCATGTCGTAAGTATGAGGTGCTGTGGGCAAAAGAAGATACGTGGATACTTCCAATTAGAAACCCACATGACCACACTTTATGGGGTTGGCAAGAAAAGCATTCGAAGCAACGTTTGTTTAGAAATAGACCTCTAGGTGTTACAAAATCTCGCACATTATTTGGTGCACACGAAGTAACTCCAGAGCAATCAATTTTAGTTGAGTCACCTCTTGATGCTGTACGAATTGCTTCTGCAGGAGTAGTAGGGGGAGTGGCTGCTTTTGGAGCACAGGTAAGTGAGTCTCAACTTAAACTCCTACGTTATTCCGATGTGGTCATTGTTGCGTTAGACAATCCAAAAGTAGACCCTGCTGGAAAAAAAGGTTGCGAAGCATTTTTACAAGGGGCTAAGAAGTTAGGCATTACTGCTAAGTTCTTTAACTATGCTTCAACAGGGTTAAAGGATGTTGGCGATATGGCTAACGAACAAATTCTTTGGGGTATAGAGAATGCTATTGACATGATTTATGGGGAGAAGGCGTATCTCTAATGTTTACAGGCACTTTAAAACCGTATCAAGTTGAAGCCGTTGAACGTATGGCAAAGCAAAAGAAAATGCTGGTTGCTTACGAGATGGGTTTAGGAAAAACTTGCATGACGATTGCAGCACTTGAAGAGTTGCGGGAAAGAAAAGAAATTACCCAACCCACATTAGTTATTGTGTTAGCAAGTTTAAAGTATCAATGGGAAGCAGAGATAACAAAGTTTTCAAACGCCACAGTTACCGTCGTAGACGGGTCAAAAGCATTACGAACTAGGCAATATGTAGATGGCACATACACGGACTACATAGTGACTAACTACGAGTCTATTGTTAATGACTGGGAGTTACTAAAAGGTTTGCTATTTGACGCTATTGTGTGTGATGAGGCTACTGCTATAAAAGGTTTCCGTTCTAAAAGAAGTAAGAAGGTTAAAGAACTCGCAACAAAAATTCCCGTTAAGTATGCATTAACTGGCACACCTATTGAAAATGGAAAGCCAGAAGAGTTGTATAGCATTATGCAGTTTGTTGAACCATCGATGTTAGGTCGTTTTGATTTATTTGATAAAACCTTCATTGTAAGAAATCATTTTGGCGGGGTACAGAGATACCGCAATCTTCCGTTACTACACGAGAAGATTAAAGAAGCGTCGGTTAGGAAGGCTCAGTCAGACCCTGATGTTGCCCCCTACCTACCCGCCACTATTCATTTAAGCCCTATCAAGGTTCGCCTAAACAAACCTGCTCGAACTCTGTATGACAAAATTAAGTTAGATTTAACAACTGACTTAGAAGAAGCCCAATCTCTTTTTGGAGGGGGTTTTTCTTTAGACGCAATTTATGGGCAAGGACAAGCCTTTGGCGGACCTGTAGACGCAATGCGTGGGGCTATCATGTCTAAAATTACTGCGTTACGTATGGTGTGCGACAGTCCGTCGTTACTTGTTGATAGTTCTACAAAATACAAATTAAACCAAGGTTTAGGAGGCAGTTCGTATGCTTCTTATCTTGACGATGAGGGTTATCTAGAGAATTTAGACTTAGGTGCGTCTAAGTTAGATGCCGTAGTGAGTTACGTAGTTGACCACCTAGAAACAGACGAACTTTCTAAGGTCGTAATTTTTACAAGTTACATTGGAATGTTGACGTTGCTCCAAAACGCTTTGGCAGAGAAGAAGATAAAAAGCCGTATTTACTCAGGACAACTGAATGCTAAAGAAAAAGAAGATTCAAAATTAGATTTCCAAAACTCAAAAGAAGTTAGGGTTTTAATCTCTAGTGATGCTGGAGGTTACGGCGTTGACTTGCCTCAAGCAAATTTACTGGTAAATTATGATTTACCTTGGTCAGCAGGCAAAGCGGTTCAACGTAACTCTCGAATACGACGTGCGTCAAGTAAATGGCCTTCCGTTATTATTCAAGACTTCTTAGTGTTAAACTCGATTGAAGAACGCCAGTTTGAAATGCTAAACCAAAAAAATTTAGTAGCAGATGCTGTTGTTGATGGGACAGGGATTAACATTAAAGGAGGCGTTGACTTAACAGTCGGCAGTCTTTTGAACTTTTTATTAAACGCAACTATTTAAGGAGAACATAATGGCAAAAGCGATAGATGAACCAAGAGACTTTCTTGGAGACGATAGCCTTGAAGGACAGGTAAAAGAGTATGCCTATCTAAAAGGCGTTGTTGATGATGCTGAAAAACGCCAAAAAACTCTGAAGGAAAAACTATTTGCGTATATTGAAGAAAATGGTTTTGAAGACGGTAAGGGGCATTGGTGGTATGAATTTACTGAGCCTATTGAAGGAGTCAACTCTGTTCAGAAAGAAAAAAGAGTTTCTCGTACAAAAATTGACGACTTAGTTGCTGACAGAATCATTGAAGAAAAAGGACTTGCAGACAGACTGTATAAAACAGTCCAAGTAGTTGACGAAGATGCACTATGGGCAGCCTTGTACGAGGGCGTATTGACTGCAGAAGAGGTAGATGCAATCTTCCCTCCTAAAGTTGTTTGGGCACTAAAGTTAAGTAAGAAGTAATCATGGCTGGATTGCGTAGCGATGATGAGATTGAAAAAGCATTTGCGGATTTGAAATACAAGCCTGGTTCTAAACAACAAAGACGGGCTATAAATCCAGAGGTTTCTAAAAAACGAAAGGCTAAAGAAGAATCTCCTTGGGATTCTTTAGCCATAAAGAAACAACTGAATGGAAAAGAAACAGAGGTTTTCACGATTGGTGCTATGGCTCAAGCATTAGAAAAGAGC